GCTCCGCAATTAGAAAGTAAAACTATTGATAGGAAAAGTAATGACAGTAACATGACCTTCCTCATCTGTAATAGTAAGCGTAATCGTTTCATCGTCTGACTCATATTCTATGGTGTTACCTTCTAACTCTATAGAACCCTCTTTTGAGGCAGTTTCTCCGAAGAGATTTTCTACTAGTTGCCTTGATAATTGTGCATACACTCTGGATTCTAGGTTACGAATGAACCTAGATAGTGTCGTGTTATTTTCTTCTCTTTCTAATTCTTCTGCTAATGCTTTGATTTCTTCCAGTAATGTTTTCTTCCTAGTGTGTTCTTGATTTTCTATGGTCAGATAATGTTGTGATGTGTTGATACCAGAAAAAGATGGCGATTTGAATTTAAAAATCATCTCATCTCCATGAAGATTTTGAACTAAACCAATAAAAAAAATTAGTATCATAAAACCCATGAAACTTCCTAAAGCTATCCAATGTTTTACAATATCTATTTCTTCATGCTTTTTAATCTTTTCTTTGGTCATCTCTTTCTGCCTTTGCAATCTTTTCACGTTGAACTAAGTTAGGTACACCTAACATTGTTTTTAGCAATGTATCTTGTCTGATAATTTCATTATCTACACTTCTCACTCTATCAATAAGCGATACCAATATACCATGTTGGGCATCTAATTTTGACTGCAACCTATCTTCCATAGCTTTCAATTGTTCGTTCACCTTATCATCAACCACATCTATTTTAGACTCCATACCATCTATAATTCTATTGATAAGTTTCCAAACAAATATTCCCAAACCTAAAGCAGCAGCAACAGGGAAACCCAGTTCTGTAATTAGTCTTACTATATCGTCCATTATGTTGGCTTGGTTGGATAAACAATATCGTTAATCGTACTTGAATTTGTGTAACTTGCAGGCATATCTCTGAGGGCTTGTCTGTATGTTGCCCACTCCGTTTTTTTTGTATCAGACAGAGGAGAATCAGCAGCTTGTGTCCAATCACATTCTGCTAATAATTCATTGCGTCTTTCTCTTACATATTCAACGACATTTAAATCATTGTGACTGCTATAAGTCTCTCCACCTGTTTTGTAAGAAAAATGACTCATGTAGATAAACCTACTATTTCTATATAAAACGGACCTAGACCTTTTTGTCCGCTTGCATTGTTGCTTAGACTCCTAGCTGCTCCAAACAACCTTAAATATCTTGTGCTATTAGAAGGAATGTCCTCTAACAAAGCTAAAACCCTTGTTCCTAAAGCTGCTGTCCCTGTGGCTGTGAAAGACCTAAAAGCAACTATGCTGTCTAAATCAGTTGAGCTGTCCCCTAATGCAAGAACACCTCGGATCTCTGATGAACTAGAAGATGAACCTACTGGATTGTAACCACACCAGATAGCGTATTTTTTGGTTGCCGCTCCTGAATGAATGGGAAAATTTATTGTTATGTTAGCCACTGTGTCCATAGTGTGCGTAGTTGAGCCATCATTGTATTGACGAGGGTTTGAGTCATTATCAAAATTAGTTAAATCAAAATTAAACTCAGTGATAGAGTTATCTTGAGATATAGTACCGCCTGTAGCCCCCCCTGTTCCACTTTTTCCTCTTGAACCTAAAGATATGGTTGCTAAAGCAATCTCGCTTTCCGTTATTGTTAAAGAATCTATTTTTGCTGCTTGTATTGCATCATCTTCAATATCTGTCGTATCTACTCTTGTGAAATTTGCGTTTCCTGCAGACACAAAACCAGATGAATGCGTACCACCATGATTGATTGCTCTTACCCAAAAATAATATGTTGTACCAAAAGATAAACCATCTTGAATACCAAAATCTGCTTTACTGATAGCACTTGGTTCTCCAAAAACTGTTTGCACTAAATTAGTATCATCCGTTGGTGTTGTACTGTTTGTTTTTCTATATATTTTGACTGCTCTCAAATCGCTGTTAGATGGATTAGTCCATTGCACTCTTATACCAAAAGCATTGCCTGTAGTAACAGAGGCACTGGTAGGACTGTTTGGAGCATCAGTTGGTTGCGTAATAGTAATGTTACTAAAGTCTGTTGCACTTGAATAAACATTGTCAAAAGTAAAATGTCTTACCCTGACATTATAAGTTTGACCTACAGTTACATTGGGTATGACTGCTATCGTTTGACCCTTGCCTGATATTTGAGATGTGTAGGTAGAATCTGAACTTAGTTTGTATTGAACTTCTGTTCCTTGTATGGCTTCGTTTGAGGCATTTGACCAAACAACTTTTATATTTACTTTAGTAGTTGTGCCATCAATAGTTGCTGTTTGATTTATAGAACTTGCTGTTGGAGCTGTCACAGACAAAGTACCTGATGTTAAATCACTTCCCTCTGCCTGTATGGTTGAATATTCATTGGTAGCGAAATCATAAACACTTGTGCTTATTTCCTTGAGGTCAAGTTGGCAGGCAAGAATAGGGTTATCTTCACCTTCAACAACCATTGTAACTGCAAGGACTTCAAATAGTTTGTTACTGAAAGATAATCTTTCATTAGTGACTTGCACATAATCTGAAGGTTGTAATTGTAAAAATTTGAGATTGGTTGTTACTCTTATTGTCGTGGTTTCTCTTTGGTGTAGTAGTCCTATTTTTCCTAACCTTTGAGCCATTGTATCGCTTGTGGTGAATGGTAGTTGTAACTCCATTGTTTTTACGAAATTTGCGGTTGACTCACCACTTGGAGTATCTGCATTCAAAAATGTAGAATTCTGTAAAACAGGTGTATCTGTACCAATAAATTTTTGTGTTGAATCAGCAAAAAGTACTTTAACAGTATTGTAGAGTTGTCCTTGTGCATTTTTGGTTGTAACAGAAACAGGAGAAATACAATCATCATCAGTTATAGTAAGACTTGCTGTTTGATTTGCTCCTGCAAAGACATTGAACTTACCATTTGAGTAAGTCATTTTACCTGCCATAGAAGAAGTTATACCATTGATTATATCTTCTCTAGTTCCTGCAAAGTTTGTGAATCCATTGCAGGTATATCTTTGCTCAGTTGAACTGCCATCCGCAAGAGTTACAGTCTGTTCACAAGTATTGGCAGCTGCTGCAAAACCACCTGCATTTGTAGTGTCATTTATTTCTGTTGATGTTGCTCCAACACCATAGGTTGTATCTGTCAAAAGATCTCTAAGAATTAAAGCAGGATTATTACCTATGACCTTATTTGTACTATCTGTAAAAGCTGTTTCAGAAGTTCTTGGGTCAAAAAGTTTTTTACCTCTCACTTGAAAACTGATATTTGGAAAGTTAGGCAGTTTTTCTGAATCATATGCCATTTGCATATAAACATAAGAGCAACCTAAAAATTTATGATTGTTTGGAACAGATGTTGAATTTATCTGTGCTTGTGCAAAACCATCAACAGCAGTTTGACTGCCATCATGGAAAGTAAACCTTATCAATGCTCCTGAACCAAAGTTTTCAGTGTTATCAGTGTTTGTAAATTCTGTAGAAGTAACAGTGTGGACAGTTTCCCCATTTATCGTTGATGTTGATGTATTAGTTCCTAGAACTATTGTTTTATCGTTTATGAAAACTTTAATTAAACTATCTACTTGATGTCCAGATAAAACGCAAAATAAATGCAGAATAGAGTTTGATTGGGTCACGCCAGTAGTCTCTATTTGAGTGTAAACACCACCGACTCTACACTCACCATAAATGAGTTGTCTTGGAGCATTGGCATCTTTGACACTTACTTTAGTTCCTAAATTATTTCCAAGTCCAGATGGCAAGTCCTCTGCCAACATTTCGTTCAAACCTGCAGTTACAAAGGTCGTGGTAAATGCAGCCAACACGGCACCACCAACACCACCAACACCGAAGAAAGCAAATCCTGCAGGAAGCATTGCAGTACCACCTGTACCAACAACAATACCTGCTATGACTGCAGCAATAACAGCTGCTTTAACTGCTCTAGCCATCTATTCTCCAAACCTTTTTTGCAACATGATTATCCCTGTAGGTGTAGCCATAATCCGTGATACAAACAATAAGATTGCCTGTACATATTCCCATTAACTCTTCAAAATTATTTTCACTATCCTCTAAAAGAACAATATCCCCTGCAGTGATAAATGCTTTATCAATAGTTGAAAGACCTGCTTTTTTCAAATATTTACTGGCTACTTTATTTAAGGTTTTTCCGTTGTCTTTTATGAACATGAGAGCTTCTTTTTTATTTGACCAACTCTTTTCTAAAATTTTTTTTCCTGTCATAGCCTCTATTGAGTCAATGACTAATATGCAACAATCCCATTTTCCCCACTTAAAAACATGATCATCTTTTTTTTTAAGGAAATTAAATAACAGCATTTCCCACTGTGGTAGTTTCTTTATCATCTCATTACAGTGCCACCACCACCACCTTCTTGTGAGCCACCACCGCCACCGCCGCCGACTGGTACACGACCACTAGTAGAACTTGATCTTCCCCAAAGAATCTCTTGATCTTGTAGCTTTTGTACTCTGTTAAAAGCTGTATCTGTTGCCCCTGAAACAAATTTTTGTGATTCTTTGTTATAACGCAGCATAGATGCTTTTCTTAAATCTATAAGTCTATTCTCTGCATTGACAACTATTGTTGACCCAGTGGGGTCATCATTTATATTCATGGTAGTCATTCTTCCTGTGAAGGCATTCATAACTCCTTTGACTTCATTTGTACCACCATCTAAAAAACCTAAGTAAACAATAAGTTTTCTATTCTGATAATTTTCAGAAAGGGCATACCCTAAAACTGTTTCGTCCATTCCTGATATTGTTACAGTTACACCATTTGTTTTGAGTTGCTGACTTTCTTCAAAACCGCTTACAGATAATAATGAGCCTGCTCCAGTGTAAGTCTCACTGGATATAGAGATGTCATCTGTACCTGACCAAACCAAAACATTACCAGAATCAAAAAATGCTTTCACTGCAATGAAAGGATAGACATTACTTTCTGATAAAGCATTTACAATAGAAGAATCAAGACCTTGTCTTGTAGCCATTTAGATTGACTCCTGACAGCTAAAAGAAATTCTGTATATAGAGTTTCTATCTGCCGACCAACTTATTTCATTTTCAATTAATCTGAAGATTCCTTTTGGTGATGCAAACTTGACCAGATTATTTGTAGTAAGAGTTGACCTTAATTTTGGTTCAATGCCTACTGCAAATTTATTTGCGCCACCACCAACTGCTGTTTGTGTAGCAGCCTCCGTAACTAATACAAGTTGAACTGGTTGACTATCTGTTGCAGTACCACCTAAAACACCTAAATAGTCTCCTACAGCTATTGTCCCTGCAGCAGAATTGCTTGAAGCTATCAGTGATAAGCCTTGTGCACCTTTTATATTTTGTTGGACTTTACAACCAGATGTTCCAGTTTCACTTGTGAGAATAGAATCTACGACCACAACTGTGTTACTTGTTACAGTAGTTATTTTATGTGTTCCGTTGTTTGCCTCATTGTTTGCTCCTGTAACTACTATGTAATCTCCAACAATTGCATTTGCAAAAGTAGATGCTCCTGCAGTAATAGTGCTACCAGAAAATGTTAAAGCAACATTTGTGTTTGATGTATTCACATTAGCTTTCAAATCATCTGCATCATAAGTGCCTGTATTAGTTAAAGCATCAGGGTCTGCAAATTTAAAAACATTGGTACTGCCTTTCAACCTTGATAAGAAAGACTGCCAATTAACAGCAGTTGATCTATTCATTGGGGGTAAGGTTACATTTGCACTCCAAAAAACATTATCAAACTCTTGAGTTTTTTGTTGACCAGTAAAAGGACTTATTGTTTGTCCTACAGCTCTATTCAAGGTAAATGAACTTGATATAAAGTTTGGAGTAGTTGGCATAGTAATTTCTTTGCTCATCTCATACCTCGTCTAAATGTACCACCTCTTATATTGGCTTCTAAAACAGCAGCTTTAGAAACATCTGCAATTTGTGGCAACATTTTTGTTACTTCTGCTTTGACTGTTGGGACTATACCTGTAGCAAAATTCACAGATTGATTTACTACAATAGGAGCCATCCCCGCAGAATTCGTTCTCATACTGCCCATATCAGCATTAAGGGTAAGCGGAGTCCTTACTAAAGTTTGATCATCAGCAAAGTCAAAAGGTCTTGAAGATGCTCCTAATGGACCGCCCCCAACACCAGTACCACCACTGAAAATACTACTGATGATAGGTTGGATCACAGCAAGATTCAAAAATGTAGCAATTATTTCTGAAACAATTGCTTTTGAAAAATCTGCTAGAGATTGCATTGCGTTTTTGCCATCAAGGATAGCGTCAGCAAAATCTCTTGCGAGGGTTTGTCCTGCTTCTGCTATGACTGTGTCCAGTTCTTCAAATGCAGTCGCTAATTCATTAACCTCAGTTTTTGCTTTCTCTGCACTAGGTGGTGTTATGCTTCCTGTTCCCGTATTTGTATCACCTGCCTCACCTGTTCCTGCATTGTTTGGGGTAAAAAATTTATCCAATCCAGCTCTTGCGTCTAAAATTGCTTTTTCTAAATCTGCCAAGGTTTGAAGGTCTTGCATGATTTGTTCTTCTGTTTTACCACCAAAACCAAGTCCACCTAAAACCTTTCCGAAGAACCCACCTTTTTCTGCTTTTTGATCAAAGAATATTTCTAACTCTTTGAACTCTTTTTTTATTTTATTAAACAATCCGACAGCTCCATCAAAACTTACATTGATGATATTCATAATTCCAGAAATCAAATTCACTAAACCGCCAAGCACTGCCCCTAAAATATCTGCCAAACCGATACTTGCATCTACTGAATCTTGCAAACCTTTTGAAAGATTAGTCAGGGCTTCATTTAGCCCTGCTTGACCTATTTGATTCGCAAAGATTGATATTTTATCTTGTAAGTTAGAAACAGAGCCTGAAAGAGTATCAAGTCTTTCCTGTAATGCAGTTGGAAATCTTGTTGCTCCTAAATCAAGAAGAAACTGACCAATAGCATCACCTGTTCTTTCAATGGTTTGTGTTTGACCTTCAAAGGTAACTTCAATTTCATCTCCCATCAATTTGGCTTTGATACCAAACTGTTTCAACATTTCCATTTCACCAGTGGTTGCGTTAAAAGTAGCTTGTGCAAGTTGAGTAATATCCTTACCCATACCTGCTGCTAAATTACCGAAGGCAGTTAAGTTTTCATTGTTTGGTTCTATCCCTGCCTGAAAGAATCTTATAAAAGCCTCAGTGACATTGGCTAACTGAAAAGGGGTAGTTGCAGTAAACTCTTCTACTGTTTTGAAAGCTAACCGAGCATTTTCTGCACTCCCTGTTACTGCTCTTAGTGTAGCCTCTAAATCTTCAAACTGTCTTGATGTATTAGTAATGCCCCTAAAAAGTGAAACACCACCAACTGCTGCTAAAAGTTTTGTAAAACCACCCAGAGGGACTAGTGCTGCTTTTGCCTGTTTGCCTGTTTCACCTAATCTTCTGTTAGTTTCTTGCAGACCTTTACGCAGTTCTTTGGTCTCTGCTCTTATCTCTACTATTAATTGGTCAACTGTTGTAGCCATTAGTCAGGGTATAACTCCATTAAGTCTTGTAATTCATCTATATCCAATGGCTCTTCTTTTGAACTTGCATTGAATTCCATAAAGCCATCAATGGCTTCATAAGTTTCATGTGGGGAAAGATTCCAGAATTCACTGGGTTGGATTCCTGCCATGCCAACGAGTATTTGAAAGTACCTTGTGATTGGCAACTCATCAGCGACTAATCCTCGTTTTTTTTTGTGTCGTCCTCGTCTGAGTTTGTTCTGGTTAAAGTATCGGTAAGCATTTGTGCTACTGCTCTTGTGCTTTCAATAATACCGATATCTTCTACGATGGCTTTGACATCTTTCTCTGAAACATCATTACCACCACCTCTCAAGCCTTTATGCAAAACAGTTAAAATGCTTGATAGAGAAACATTGGAATTAGCCATCTCTGTACATAGCTTAATTATTCCCATGCCTGTTGATTGTTCAATTGCAACAATTGAATCTAAAGTGAGTCTTGCTGTATATTCTTTTTGATCTAAAAAGACCTTAATCTGACCCTTGTTTAGATTGCTCATTAGCTTTCTCCTTGATTCCTTTTGGAATATCTAAAGTTAAATAAATAAGATCATCTCTTTCATCAATAATTGAATCTAAAACTTTGAAAGTTTTTCCATCAACCTCAATTTCAGAAATATCTTTACCTAATTTATTAGGGGCAGAAAGGACACCTTCATCAAGACTTGCCTGTATAGTGTCCTTGCCCC